TACGTCGAGAATTGGTTGCGCTAGTGAGTCATTGAGTAGACCAAGGATTACTAGAAGAGGAACGACCGAAGCGATAACTCCGTAGATCCACTTGCGAGTCTCTGGTTTGTAGTTGAACATAGTTTGCCTTTCGATTATGGGAGTCGTGACCAAGTTTGGGAACCGACTACTCCGTCTACTTGAATCTTTTGTTGTCTCTGGAACTTGCGAACGGCCTTTTCGGTTATGGCTCCAAAGATACCATCGACTTTTAGTCCTCCGAGTGCAGCTTGCAAGTAACGAACGTTATCTCCAGTAGATCCATTCTTTAGCCACTTACCTAGCTTTGGCTTTGTAGGTGTTGTCGGTGTTATGGGTTTGTTAGGAATAGAAGGCTTACCAGAAGCTCGTTTGTTGCATTCGCTCACAATGTAGTCAAGCTTTGACATTAGGAATGCTCCTGGGCAAGCTGTGGCCTTGTATTGAGAGTGCCAGGCAATAAAGAACTCGGACTGGACTCTAGCTTTGTCGTTAAGCGCGAAGCCTTGACCAGCTCTCGGGGACTGGCTGGCGTGGTAAACAATTACGTCAATAAGTGCGTCAAGTGCAGAACTTGAAACTGGCCAGTCTCCTCCCACGGAAGAGTTATCAATTTCGAAGGTGACAGCGTTTGGGTCTGGTTCTCCAGCGGTTGAATAAGGTCTACGATCTGGATGGACTATTCCAGTTACCGCTCCGGAATTGGCGATGTGGTATGTCGGATGTGAGTTACGGGCATTGGTGTTAGCAACATAGGCAAGGCCATTAGTTCCAGCTACGTGGTGAATGACTACCCCGTTTATTTTCCGGCCAGCTCGAGATCCACCAAAGCCGTTATCAATTACGGCAGATACTTTGGGATACCAGTCGGTCATTATTTTCCTATCGAGTTTATGAGCAAGCCAATCAAAGCTACAACCGAAGCTGTTAGCCCGGTGTAAGCAATCTTCTCCACCCAGGCAAGTCTAGCTAGGGTAAGTTCAACTTCACGAATACGGTCTGGCACATCGTCCAGGTGATCTAGCTTCTCGAGAACCTTGATAAGAATGTCCCCGTGCTCGAGCTGCTTCTTGTAGATGTCCCCTTGAGTAATGCGAACCGAGCTTGTTTTTTCCTCGGCCATTTTACAACGAAGCTATTTCTTCTTCTGTTAGACCAAGTGCAGCTAACTTAGCAAGTGCAGACTTTTTAGCTTCTTCTTTAGCTTTTTCAGCTTTTAGAAGTTCTTTACTTCTTTTGACCGTTTGTTCGTGATCTGCAAGCTCTTCTTCTGAATACTCTCTGACTGTTTCAATTCCAGTCAAAGCGTCATACTCTACTAGCTTTAGTTCGTTAGCCATTATGCTTTCCTTCCGTAGACAGATAAGTTTCCAGAGAACGAAGCAGCGGAGAAGAACCTAATACCGTTGCGCGAAAGGCTGGCAGAGTTTTCTCCGGTTGCGTTTTCAATTCTTATCGGAGCTGAATTATCTACACCTTGAAGAATTAGTTGAGTTGGAGCAACAATAAACGGGTTGAGAATTGATCCCATCCAAGCTCCAGTCCCAGTTCTAATAGTTCCACCAGCCCAAGAAGTTCCAACTGCTGTCCTAGATCCAACTAAAGTAGCTCCAGAGGCTACGAAGGATTGTGTTGTATAAGTAGATGTTGAGATGTCCGAAGCTCCTGACCTAAGTCGGATTTCGAATGCTCCGGCGGTAGCTCCTGTTGCCGTGAAGTAAAAATCATAGTATCGATAGTTAGCTGTAAAGATGTTATCTAGTGCCACGCTACCAACGCTTGTAAAGGTAGAGCTTCCAACTAAAGCGCTTTCAAAGGCCGGAACCCAAGCAGAGCCGTCGTAGTTTTCGTAACGCGCAACGTCTTCCAACCAGGTAAGCATTCCTTCAAGTGGAAGTGTAATTGCTGCGCTTCGAGCTGCTGCGTTTGTAAAGACCATAACGGACTGGCGCATAAGGTTATCGTTGATCTCGGAGGCTTGCAGAACGCTTCCGTTTGTAAATACTTTGTAAGCCACTAGGCTTCCTTCCATAGTTCGAGGGTTGTGAACCAATTATCTACATCTATGCGATGAGAGACCTTGATTATAGTGTAGTATCCCACGATGTCGAGCTGACTATTAGTATAGCTGACACCTACCGTCATTCCCGGTGTAAACACCGCTGCGTCTGTTAGGTTGCCTAGCCTGTCTTTAGCTGGAGTGACTACTTGGTTTACTTGGTTAGCCGATCTGTGATTGAACACTCGATCTGCCCAGTTGTTTAGTTGAGCTTCTGTGGTTGTATTGATTGCTACGTCGATGGCTGCTTCGCCGTATAGATCAATAGAGTCCTGGTCTTTGCGAACTACGAACGTGAGCGGATCCGATGTCAAAGATACGGTTAGAGAATTATATACAGCGTCCGCGTCAGAGAAGACATTGATTTCACTCATGCAAAGGTGATGGTAATCTTCGTGGTTGTTTCCAATAATGAAAGTTTCGGCTGTTGGTGTTTGAACCCCGGTGCGATGAATAACAACAAGTTCCTCGGTATCTTGATCTAGCCAAACCAAACCATTACCAACGGTCAAAGCGTCGTTCACTATCGAGCTCACTAGGACGTTAGTTTCATTGACTACTGGCATTACACCGCCAACGTGATATGACTCCGAGGATAATCCCAGACCGCTATAAATACCAATAAGCTCCCAAGTCTCGTCTACGTGGATGTGTGTTCCGAAAGAAGTGGTATCCCAAACTGCAAAGCGAGAGTTCACTAAAGACTTGTAAGCGTCGAAAGCTGTGATTTGAATTAGGTTCAATCCGTCTGGATAATAAGTGACGTCGATTGTATCTATGAATCCTTGAAAAAGAACCCGGTCAAGTTCGCTATCTTCCAGTCGAACTCGAATTTTAGTATTTGCCCGGATGTTTTTGTTATTAGTTGGATCTAGTTCGAAAGTTTGAAGAGTGAGAGTTGCCGTGGCTGGAGCTGGTTGGAAGTTAATCGAGTCCTGAAGAGATCCACCAATAGAGATGTTTGCACTTGCTACCGAGCAGGATACTTCTTGCCATTTCAGACCCGAGCTAGGAGCGAGAACGTCGTTCCCTCCAAGTAAAGATACGTTGATAACGAACTCATCAAAGCCACCGAGAACGTCTGTGCCATCGAGAACGCTAATACCAAGGATGAATGAACTGCTGTCTTCATCCGGAACTAAAAACTCAACCTTTAGGTTCTGGTCAATTTGAAAGTTAGTAATCATCGAATGAGGTTAGTTCCAGTTGATCTGTTGCCACGGTTAATTTTGTCTGCTATTTCCTGGGCTGTGACGTTGCCGTTATTTACGTTTATGGTCACTTGCTGAATTGCTAAGTCCTGGCTAACTCCAGCCGTAGTGCTGTAACCGAGAGCTCTATTTTGAGAGTCCACGAAAGCTGCGTATTGCTTGCCGTAGTTTAGACTCATGTCCACCACAGTTGCAAAGTCTCCAGACAGAAGAGCTTTCATTCCTTTAGCTACGTAAGTGAAGTAGAAGATTATCTGACCCAATCCAGCGGTAAGAGTAGTTACCCAATCTAGAACTGTTTGAAGATTGAACTCTCCACCGGAGAAGACAGCCATAAGATTAGAAAATTGGTCAGCGGTGTTCTTGAATTGAGTTGCTACATTCTCCCAGGCGGCTCCAAGTTCTGTAGTTGGATCCATGATTTCAGCGAAGAAGGTTTGAACGTCTGGAACTGCTTCAACTAGGAAAGTTGCAAAGTCATTTAGGACTGGCATAAGAGCAAGTCCGACGGACTCTTGAATCTCACCGAAGGCAACGTTCATTCTTTGGTATGGATCTAGGTTAGCTGCTGCGGTTGCTGCTCCTGCGAACGTCTCACCTAAAGCCTTTAGTGGATCATCGACTCCCTTTAGAGACGGGACTAACTTGTTTAGAGCTGTGTCTGAACCTTCGAGAGATCTAGCCATAGCTTGCGTTACGGTGTCTAGGTCTTTACCAGTTGCAGCGGACGTGTCCAAAGCTACCTGGAGAAGCTTGTTTGATTCTGTGACTGACTTGGTTGCTATAAATAGCTTTTGGAATGCGGGGCGAAGCTGATCATCCGCTACGGCAGATTGCAGCGACATCTTCTTTATAGAGTCTTCTGCTTCTTTTACAGTAGTTGCGGTTGCAGACCCGGTGTTCTTCATGGCAATAGAGAGAATCTCCATTGACTTTGCTTCTGCTACGGCTGCCTTGCCTGCTTGCTCGAGCTCGTTCTTTAGGAAGTTTAGAGAGAATCCAACACCGATAGCTGCAAAGGCTTTGCCCATGCCAGTAGCGATTGACTTAGTCGTGTTTTGTAATCCTTGAAGCTGTCCAGTCGCTCCTTTAGTAGCTGCGGTAAGCTTTGAAAACTCACCTAGAATCTCAACGTTTAGTGCTAGAGTTCCAGCCATTTATTTACCTCTTTTGTCATAAGCCTTTATGAACGCTAAATACTCGTTCAGTTTGAGAGCCTTATACTCCGACGGCTGCATGTTCATCGCCAGGCAAAACTCCGCCATTCTTTTAGCGGAGAGCTCTCTTATTCTTTTTTTGTGTCTTCACCCTGGATCATGGCTAGTGCTTCTTTTAGGCTTAGCTTCTTAGCGTCTTCCATCTTGTAACTAGGGTTGTCCCTTTTACGGACTACCCAAACGAAAGCTGCTAATGCTTTGCCTTTAGGCTTGCCATTACCGAAAGCGTCATCGATACCTGTGTTTGTTAGGTTCTCGATTAGTTCTACTTCTTCGAGAGTTAGACTCTCAAAATCAAAATTGCTCATTCTGTGTTCTCCTATGGGTTGCGGTTTGAATACTTTTGAAACAGTCTATCTAAGTTCTTGAAGAAAATCTGGTAGACCTGTGGCCTTGTTCGTGTCAAAGCATTACTAAAGAACGGTCTTGGTCTGATGTTCTTAGCTTGTAGATTTACCTTGTCGTAATTCCAACCAAAATGAATCGGGTTAGCGTAGGGAACTTTTGTATTGTTACCTGCACTAACTACAACTTTTCTAGCTATCTTTTTAGCTTTGATAGTTGCCCGGAGTGCTCCAGTCCTGACCGGAACTAAGGATCGC